GTGGTGGCGGTCACGTAGCCGGTCACGGCGGCGGAGCCCCGGAGCGTCGAGAGGCCGGTCACGTCGAGCAGGTCCTCGGCGTAGAGACCGAGCGCGGCCCGGAAGGAGCCGAGGAACCGGGCATTGGCGCCATCGAACGTCGCGACGTCCGTGCCGCCCACGCTCGCGAGGCGGGCAGCCTGGAGCTCTCCGGAGAGGACGGCATCGGTGCCGTAGAGGTCCCCCGTGGCCGTGACGTCGCCGGTGCTCGATACGCCATGGCCATGGACCAGGCCGGAGCTCGTGAGAGAGCCGCAGCCCACGTCGCCGGTGATAGAGGCGAGAGCGGCGTAGATCCCTCCGCTGGCCGTGACGTCGCCGGTGACGCCGACGGAGGCCCGGAGCGTAGACAGGCCCGTCACGTCGAGGGCGTCCTCGAGGTAGGCGGTGCCGGCGATTCGGAGGTCGCCGAGGAAACGGAGGTCGTCGGCGGTGAGGGTGGCGACGGGGGTCCCGTCGGCGGAGGCGATGGCCGGGGCGGCGAGGACGGAGGCTGTGGCGGTGCCCCCAATGGTGGCGTCGCGGGACACGTGGAGCTCCCGCCAGCGCTTGGAGCCGCTCCCGAGGGTGTACTGGTCGTCGGTGGAGGGGAGGAGGTCGGAGTAGATCGCGCTGAAGCGGCTGCCGGACCGGAACTGACGCGATTGGCCGAACCCGTCTGCGGCCGGGGTGGGGCCAGCGCCGAGGGCCAGGAACAGTGCGAGTGCGGCGAAACAGATGACCGTGATGCGGCGCATGGTGTGCCCCCTACCAGGCGGCGAACACCCGGTAGGCGGTCGTGGTACCGGGGGCGCAGGTGACGGAGTACTTTCGGGTGCGCACTGGGCTGGTGTAGGGCTCGCCGGCGCGGACCGGGTGGCTGTTGATGGTCATCTCGGCGACGCTGTCGACGGCTTCGACTCGCAGGTCTGACGGGCCGTCGTTCCAGAGAAAAAACGCCGACGCCCGCCGGGATGGATGTCCGGTGACGTCGAAGACGGCGGAGGTGTCCAGCGTCCCGGAGCGGCCGTACTGGTGGTAGGACTCACCGACGAGGGTCGGCTGGAGGGGGTACTCGGCCCTGGCGGGTTGGGGCGGTCCGGCGATCGGGCACACGATCGCGAGCGCCACTACGGCGAGGGCCAGCTCGAGGAACACTCTGGGCCGCATCCTGGCTCCTTCCACGTCCACACGTCGTCCGGAAGGTACGGATGTCACCTCGATCCACGCCAGCCGACCCGTCGACGGGGCCAGGCTCAGTACCCCTTGGCGATCCAGTCCACTGTGCGGGCCACGCCCACGCCGCCGTTGAAGACCCGGACAGTGAATCCGCTTTCGGTGGACGGGGTGACGAGGATCGAGTCCCCGTCCGCTCCACCGATGACGGTCACCTGGACGCTTGGGGTGCGCTGGAACGGGGTGGCGTAGCCAATCGCCGTGCCGGCGGCATCGATCGCCTCCCCGCCGTCCGGGGACTCGTCGATCCGGTCGGGCATGTCAACGGTCCACGTGAAGGCCTCTACTTCCACCGAGGCACCTACGTCGTCGAGGACGCCGCTCAGGCCACCTTGGAAGGCCCTGCCGACTTCCTCCCCGTTCGTGATCGGGTGCCAGTCGCCCCAGGTGAGCCCCGCATCCGCGAGGCGGACCACCGGGACGACTCCTGCGGTCGATGGGCTCGGGAGCCCTGCGAACGTCGCGTCGAGCGTGGCCGTGACCGTAACGACCTGTTCGGAGCCCAGGTCCACGACGTTGCCAGTGGGGGCGGTGTAGGTCCCTGTCAGCGACTCGCCGCCGTACAGCACGATCGGCTCGCCGTTGCCGGTGCCGTACTCTACGAGGTCCCAGTACTGGGCGACGTCCAAGTCGAACACCTGGCCCTTGCCGAACCCGACTTGCGGGCCGCCCGTGGAAGTCCTCGGGGTACCCGTGAGCACGAGGATGTCGTTCACCAGGATCCAACACTGGCCCGCCTTGACCACCACGTGGACGTCGATGAAGTCCGATGTCGTGTCGACGACGATGGTGTGGTATCCGTCGGACAGGTACACGTAGAGGCTCCCAGCCTTCACCCAGCCGGTGACACTGGGCCCCGGATTGGCGAGCGCGACGTTGAAGAAGGCCTCCCAGGTCGCACCCGCACCCACCTTCACGCGGCCATGCCACCAGCCGATCGTGTCAGCATCCCACCCCGCCGGCGCTTTCGTGTAGTAGCACTGGTCGGCGCCGGCGTTCGAGATCGTGAGGACGTCCCCGTCCGAGGACGCGTGATCCACACCGGTCAGGGGCCAGCCCTGGGCCGGGGGCCCCGTGGTCCCATCGTAGGTGTCGTCGTAGACGGGTTCCTTCGGACGGAAGCCGGTCATCGTGCCGGCCCAGTCGTCGTGCTCGCTGAACGTCTCCACGACGTTTGCGTTCAGGGTGATGCCGCTGATCGTAGCCGTCGCATCGTCCGCCGACGCCGCGGCGCCGGAGACGGCCTTGACGCGATACGTGCCATCGATGACAGGCTGGTACTCCGTCTCCTTCTGACGGACGAGGGTGCGGGCCGTAGCCCAGGCGGCCCCGCCGACCCGGATCTCGTAGGCAACCTCCCTGACGTCCGCCACGCGATCCCACACGAGCACAAGGCGGCCGGCCCGGTACACCCCACGCATGTTGGTGACGTCGTCCAGGTCGTCGAGCAGCCCGTCGATCGACTGGGCGAGGGCCGTGGCGTAGGTGGACGACACCCCGACCGTGTTCACGGCCTTCACCCGGAAGTCGTAGCTGCCGGGCGCGAGGTCGAAGAACGTCCACTCGTCGCCGGCCGTGCGGCCGTACTCGACGTAGTCGCCCACGCCGGCGGCCCGGCGCTCGATCACGTGCTCTTTGAGCCACCCGTCGCCGCTCGGGGTCCAGGTGAGGCTTGCCCTGGCTTTGACCCCGATCTCGCCGCTCGTCTGGTAGAGCGTCTCGCTCACGGACAGCGCCGTCGGCGGATCGACGGTGAACGGGTCCGGGAGGGTCGTGGCGGCCGCGGCCGGAAGCTCGTGCTCCTCGGTCGGGGTCCAGGCATAGACGTTCGAGTCCGTTTCCCGCAGCCAGACCTGGACGAACAGATGCGGCGCCCCGTCGGAGTCCGACGACGAGAAGGCCCAATCGGCGACCTCGAAGGTCTTCGTGGTCCAGCCCATCCGGGCAAGGCTGAACTGGATCACATCGCCGGCCCGCACGGCGAGTGCCTGGAGCTTGCATGGCAGTTGGGCCGTGATCTGCCGCCGGATCCGCTCGAGATTGATCTTGAGGAGGCGCTGGGCCATCGTCGGGGAGGTCGTGAACGGGAGGTTGAAGTCCTGGAAGACCCGCGAGCCGCCGTCCTCCGTCTCGTAGGTCGAGCTCGTGACGGGCGGGATGTCCGTCTCCTGCCACGAGTGCTCAGGGCTGATGAAGACGCCCTTGGCCGCGTTGAACAGGTTCCGGCGGCTCACCCTGGAGACGACCTTCACGGGCCCGGCCAGGTCATCCTCGTCGAAGGCGGCCGTGGGCGTCCTGTACCCGGCGGCGTGAAGGACCCAGGCGCCGCCGGTCCGCACGAGCATCCCACCGCACGCCGTGAGCAGTCTCCCGAGGGCATCCTTCGGCGACTCGTCTTTCGTCACCGTCCCGTTCGCTGCATACCGGCTCTCCGTGCCGCCTGCCGCGAGAGGTACCGCCTCGTCGCAGAGGTTCGCGGCCGCGGTGAGGGAGGTCCAGTCGATCTCCGCCTCGGATGCGCCGAGTCCGGTGGCTACCCCGAATCCGTCGACGCCGTAGAGGTAATCCCCGACGCAGAGGGCTGCGTTGGTGCTCCATTCCCAGGTCGTGGGGTCGTCGAAGTCGTGGGACGGCTCCCTCGGGTCATACACCTTCCTGCCCTTGACCGTGGTGGAGATGTTCGGAAGGCCGCCAGGGAAGAGGTCCTTGCGGTAGCTCAGCTCCACGAGCAGCTTCCCACGACCCGCCTGGGCATGGTTTGCGGTCCAAGGCGGGGCGCAGAAGGCGTTGAGCCCGATCAACAGATTGGCGTCACCGGCCGTCGTGCCCAGGCCCTTCCACGCCCTCGTCACGCCGGCCCAGCGCCCGGATGTGACTTCCCAGTAGCCGAAGCCGGCGTTGTAGGTGAACGGGATCTCCTCGTCGGCGAAGAAGATCGATCCGATCTCCTCGAGCTCATGGCAGGACAGCGTGAGGAGGACGTACACCACCAGGTTGTTGTTGGTGGTGTGGATGAACGTCACGGGGCCGGACACGCGCACCTGGCCGTACACGATCCGGTGCGGGGTGATCGCCTGACGGACCATCACCGACCGGTCCGAGCTCTCGAACGCGTTCTGCGGCTTCGGCATCAGCGCGTCCGCAGCGGCGCCGATGATGAGCGAGGCACCGAGGTAGGTCAGGAACCCGAGTCCCAGCGCGGACCCGGCCCAGATGGCAGCCCCGCCAGCGAGGGCCATGGCTACCGGTGGCATCACGCACCGACCTTCCAGGCCCGCCCGACACCATCTCCCGCCTCGGCCTGGCCAGGGCGACCGACCGGCATGGGCACGAACGTCATCCCGGCCGGGTGCCTCGGGACACCGACCCGGCGGCCGGTGAGGTCCACGATCCCAAGCGCCACATCGAAGAGGGCCCGCTGGCCTTCCGGGAGACGGACGAGGGCCAGGTCGCCACGGCGGGCCCGCGCGACCGGCACCTCCTCGAGGCCGGCCTCCGCTGCGACGAGCGTGGCCATGGCCTCGAGGCTTCCGTCGCAGTACGACTGGCATACGTGTCTGGCACCCATCGCGGATCGATACGTGCCGCGGAACGGGGCCGCCGGGTCCACCAGGGTCATCAGGTGTATCGCCTCGCAAGCCGCGAGGCAGCAATCCCATTCGCCCCACACGAAGGGCCGCGTCATCGCATGAGCAAAAAACCGGTCGAGGTCCTCGGCCCAGGTCTCGGTGCGGCGCACGGTTACCTCCCCCAGAGGATCTGCTTGTCCTGCAGGCCCGGGACGAACTCGAACCCGAGATCGGTCGGCGCGTCGATCTTCTGGTCCTGGTCGGTGTATCGTCTCGACCGCGGCCGCTCGAGGTCGACGAGGCGGTGCTCCGACGAGATGGAGATCGTCGCCGTCTGCCCGTCCTCCGAGATCTCCGGGACGTCGGTGAAGCCCTCCCAGAGCAAGATCGGGTTGGCGATGACGGCGAGAGACGCGTCGAGGAACGCCAGCCTCAGCTCGGCGGCGAGTCCCTGGCGGATGGATCCGAGGGCCACGGCCACGAGCGCGGACGGGACCCCTGACAGGTGGAACGAGAGGCCGGCGGCCTCCAAGTCGGTGGACTCGCGGATCTCAGAGATCCCGGCGAGCTCGCCGGCGCCGACGTACGTGTCGCCGTCCCACACGAGGTTACCGAGGCCGGTCCAGAAGTAGACGTAGCCCCCGGTCGTGTCCAGGGCGAGCAGCAGGGCCGGGCGGATCACTGCTGCGGAGATCTCGGCCAGGATGGCTGGCGTCAAGGTCCGGCTCACAGGGCCTCCTCGGCGTCGATCGAGAGGCCGAAGTGCTGCGCGACGTCGACGTCCCACGACGCCTCGTTGGCGGCCAGGCGCCACAGTCCCTTGGGGGACGCCACGACGATCGCCGCGTCGTTGGCCGGGGCCGATCGGAGGTTGGGCCAGAGCGTGAGTGTGGCGTCCCCGTCCGCATCGGACGCCACGTCTGCGAGCACCTTGTGCAGCCGGGACGACGATCCGCTCCCGAGCTGGATGAAGTCCCCGGCCAGTAGGATCCCGGCCGTGTTCGGGGTCCACCCGTCCGTGTCGAGCTGGTAGCCGGTCTGCGCGGCACCGTCCACCAGAGGGGTGCCGGTCGCGATGCCTCTCGCCGTGGCCCCGTGGGCCGGCCCGAACAGAAAAGTCCCGAGGCGGCCGTGGAGCTGCAGCAGGAACGCAATCCAGGCCTCAGCCGCTGCCCGCGGCATCGGCGGCAGTGCCAGGCTGACCGCCCAGGCCTGGCCCTGGTGCTCCTGCACCTGTTGCGACAGCGTGAAAGGGCTCGCCGTGACAGCCACCACGGACCGCGCCGAGAGCGTGATGGTGCGCTCGACCGGCGTGCTGGGGGGGGTGAGCGGGTAGGAGATCGGCATCCTACGCCCCCCTCACGGCCCGGGCGAAACCGCCGCCACGGAGGACGCGATCCTGCAGCGCCGCGAGCATGCTCTCCCGGATGCCGGGTGTGGCGCGGCGGAGCTCAGCGCGTACCGTCTCCGGCACCCCTGGGTGGAAATGCAGGTTCTGGACCACGGTGATCCCCCCGGAGCCCTCTCCGGCCTGATCCACCGTGACCCGCTCTCCCGGGGACGCCCGGAACGCGACGAGTTGGGAGTCGATGCCGCCGGCGCCCCCTACGGTGAACGCTCCCCCGTCTGCGAACCCGAAGAGGTTCTGGATTCCGCCGAGGAGGCCAGATCGCGTGCCCCATCCACCGAAGCCGCCGATGGCCTGGGACATCAGCTTGCCGCTCAGGCTTTTCAGCGCGTTCGCGACGTTCTCCTTCATAGCGCGGAAGAGCTCGGACACCTTTCTGGTCTGGGCTTGGGCCGGCTGGACCATCTGCCCCTCGAGCTTGCCGAACTCGTCGCGGATGTCGTCCATCATCTCCGGGATGTAGGAGTTCCGCGTGACCTTGTCCCAGAGCCCCTTGAAGAACCCGCCAACGGCGTTGACCTTTTCCTGGACCGCCGTCACGATCCCTGCGAGGCGGGTGACGAGCTGTTGTTGGATCCCGTCGATCATCGCCCGGACCGAAGCGATCACCGCGGGCCCGGACGAGGCCCAAGCGTCCGTGATCGTCTTGATCGTGGCTTTCACGGCAGCCGTCAGGACGGGGCCGACGACCGACCAGGCCGCCCGGATCGCGGCGAAGGTGGATCGGACCGACGCGGCGAATCCCTCCAAGATGGCCTTGGCGACCGGGGCCCCGATGGACAGGGTTGCCACGAACTGACCCCATGCGGCCCGCAGGCTGGGAAGCGACGTTCCAGTGAGCGTGGCGATCGCCTGGCCGATGGCGGTGGAGATGTCGGCGATGACCTGGCCCAGGTCCGTGACGATCGCCTCGGCGGTCGCTGCAAGCTCCGACAGGGCTGCGAACGTCTCCGGAAAGGCAGCCTGGAGGTCGTCTCCCCAGGCGTGCCAGGCCGCCGCGATGGCGACAGCCGCGGCGATCAGGAGGGTCACCGGGCCCCCGAGGAACCCAACGATGGCCGTACCGGCTGCGGCCAGGGCACTACCGAGGGTGCCGATCGTGGTGAGCATGGTCCCCACGACCCACACCGCCGGGCCGAGCGAGGCCGCAACCGCGGCGATCACCGTGCCCGTCTTGAGAAGTTCTGGGGCAGTCTTGGAAAGCTCCCTCAAGAAACCCGCGATCTGGTCGACGACCTTGGTCACGGTGGCCAGCAGGCCCGACTCGGCGATCGCGATCTGCAGCTCCTCGAAAGCGGACACGAGCGTCTTCCAGGACCCCTCGAAGCCCTTCATCCGCTCCGTGGCCACGCGCTGGGCCTCGCCGCCGGCCCCCTTGAGCGACTCGTGGAGTTTGGTCACGGCCTGCTCGCCCTTGCCCAGTAGCGCGGCCATCCCGGGACCGCCGCGTTTCGCGAAGAGCTGGAGCAACCCGCCGGTGTCGTTGGCAAGCGGCTTCAGTCGTGCCATGACCTCCGCGAACGGGAGCATCTTGCCCTTCGCGTCGGTGAGCGTGATGCCGAGGTCGGAGAGCTTCGCGGCCGCGGCCTTCGACGGATTCAGGATGCCGCCCAGGATGGCCTTCAGCGCCGTTCCAGCCTCTGCCCCCTGGAAACCGCCGTCCTGCAGCTGGGCGAGGACTGCAGACGTCTCCTCGAACTCCATCCCCGCGGCCCGGGCCAACGGACCCACCTTGAAGAAGGCCTCGGTGAGGTCGACGATCGTGGTGTTGGTGCTGGAAGCCGACTTCGCGAGGACGTCATTGATGCGCCCGAGGTCGGCCACCTTCATGCCGTACCCGGACATGACCTTGAGCGCCCGGTCCGTTGCCTCCGCCAGGTCGAGCTTGGCGGCAGCGGCCAGGGCCAGCGTTTGCGGCACCGCGGACAGGATCTCGTCCACGCTGAGACCGGCTTGTGCGAGGTACCCCATCGCGTCGCCCGCCTCGCTGGCGGTGAACTGGGTGTCCCTGCCAAGGTCACGCGCGGCCCGGCGGAGCCGCTCGAAATCGTCGCCAGAGGCCTTGGTAAGGGCTCGTACGAAGTTCATACTGGCCTCGAACTGGCCCGCTGTGCGAACGATGCTCGTGCCCATCCCGGCGATCGGGAGGGTCAGGTGCGTGGCCATGGTCCGCCCGGTGGCCTTGAGCGTGTTCCCGACGCGGGTGAAGGTGCCGGAGACGCCTGAGAGCGTCCGGCGGATCCGCGCCATCTCGGCGGAGAACTGTTTCGAGTCGGCCGAGACGATGGCCCGCAGATGCCCGACTGTCGTGCTGCCGCTCATCCCTCACCGCCTCATGTCCAGCCCGCCGAGGGCTGCGTTTACCGCGCGGACCTTCGCGAGGAGCGAGTCCGCGCTCCTCCGGCTGCGGCTCTTCGGCAGCCGCCCACGGCGCAGGACCCGATCGAGCTTCGGCAGGCGTTTGGCCCGCTCGAAGGCGGCCCCGTGCCACGCTGCCGTGAGCAGGCGGTCGAGGTCCCGGTCCTCACGTTGCGCGGCCCCATCCAGGGCGAGGCCAAGCTCGCGGGGTGTCAGCTCCCAGAACTCGGCCTGCGCTACGCCAGCCGAGGCTGCGACCCGTCTCAATCCGTCCCAGTCGATCCGTCCTGCTCGTCGATAGGGTCCGCACCGCCGGGGCCCTCCCCGGCCACCGTGTCGACCTGATGCGTGGGGAACGCCGCGGTGAAGGCGTCCGCGATGGCCCTGCCCACCGCTGCGACGCCAGCTTCGTCGATGATGTCCCCGACCCTCTCTGCATGGAAGGACTTGCCCTCCCCGCACTCGAGGCCAGCCCGGAGGAGCGCCCGCAGGGTGCGGACGGACAGGTCTTCCTCCAGGCGGCTGAACACCCGCGTCACGGGCTCCTTGAACTCGCCCTCGAGGGCGCACAAGGCGTTGAAGCTGAACCGCACCTTGTACGTCTGGGCGCCGGCCGGCAGCCCGACTTCACCCCTCCTGGCATTCACGGTCACGCTCGTTCCTCCAGGTCAGTCACCGAGTGCGTGTGCCGGCCCCGTCGCCATCGACGGGGCTTGTCGCTGTCGGGGTCACGAGATCGTGGGCTTGCCGGAGATCTTCCAGGTGATGCCGGCCGTCATCTTGTCTTCGACGGGAGCCTTGAGCTCGAACTTCGTGATGTGCGCCACGAAGGCCCAGGTCTCGCCGCCGGGGAAGATGATCTTCCAGTTGGAGTTGCCCCGCCGCGCGAGCAAATCGGCGCGCACGTTCGACTGGGTCGTGTCGTCCTCGACGTACTGGATGTCCGCCGACACCTCCCCACCATCCGCGAGGCCCTGGATCGACTCCTTGAACCCACTGGGGCTGCCCTGGTGGGTGGCATCGACGGATTCGGCCTCGAGGCTGGGCCCGTCGATGTCGAGCAGCTCGGCGATGGTCGTGAAGGTCTCCGGGGTGGCCCCGTTGCCGCGCTGGATCTGGGTTCCGTATCCGAGCTGCGCGCTGGTGGCTGTCATGACTCCTCCTTCGGCCCGTTCAGGTTCGGGCTACTCCGGGATCCGCACGACCGCGAGGAAGACCCCGGCGTCGCTCACGTTGATGTGGCACTTGCCGGTCGTTTGCACGAATCCGACCATCGGAATCGGACCCAGGATCGCGTACTCGCCGGCCGGGATCGAATAGGCCGTGATGTCCCCGGTCCGGTTGAACTTGTCGACGACGCTCGCGACCGTGATGGTCTGGGCCAGCTCGTCGTCGTTGCGGGCGATGACGATCTCGCGACCGGTCATCGTGAAGGCGTTGCCGTTCGCGGCATCGCCGGCCTCGAACTCGAGTTCCGCGGAGCCTGCCACCAGCGGCAGCGCCGGGTACCGGCCGAGAGTCTCCTGGACGGTGATGTCGGTCCGTTCGGGCATGTCAGTCCTCCTCGCTCCAGATCCGGAAGTCGGCTCTGTACCGCCAGGTCTCCGACTCCGGTCCGTAGTCGTCGCTGTCGTCCATGAAAAAACACGCCTGGATCACGACGCTCCCCACGGTACCCTTGTAGCCTTGGAGCACAGCGCGCAAGGCCGATCCGAGCGCCTTTGCCGCCTGGTAGGTGCCCGCCAGGCAGTCGAACTGGACCCGGGCACCGTCGAGGCCACTGCCCCCGCTGTGTGACACGGGACGGCCACCGGATACACGGAAGTACCTGATCGCGGGGAGCTCTGGCCTCTGAGGCAGTTTCCCAGGATAGACTCTGGTACCCACGATGGCCTTGACGGCATTGTTTGCCAGGAGCAGGTCCCGGATGGCCGTTTCGGTCATCGGAGCAGCGCCTTCCTGGTGCCGGCACCCAGGGTGCCCTTCGCGGCCCGTCGACCGAGACGCTGGGCCACCTTCAGGAGCTGGGCCGAGATAGCCTGGGCCAGATTTCGGAGCACCTCGTCCTTCGTCGCGTCGAAGGCCGGGCGCAGAAATGGCGTAGGGGTCATCCGGCCGACGTGACGGCCGGTGGCCTTGACGATCCGGTCCACGGTACCGAGTTCGATCAGATGCGCCGACCGGCTGCCCCGCCCGGCCGGTCCCACGGCGATCGCCACCTCGCCGGGCGCCCGACGCTTGAGCTTACGGATCGTCACGGAGGCCGACAGGTCCCCTTCTTCCCGGGGGCATCCGGCTCTCGTGGCATCCTCCATCGGTTTCGACGATTCCTTCAGCGCCCTGAGGATCACCGACTCCTTCATCGCCGCCGTCGGTAGCTCCTCGAGGGCGGATGCCAGCTCTGGGAAGCCGTCGAATTCCATCGAGAACATCCCGGCGCCGTGGACCGCCATCAATCGGCCCTCGCTTCGGCTATGATCCTCCAGGCCACCTTCCGACCGAGCTCCTCGAACGAGAGGATGTCGTGGACCCGGCCATCAAACACGATCCGAAATCGCTTTGCGTCGAGATCCGCGAGCCTCG